TTTAAGATGAATCAAAATCAAATCCCAATCATGCAGGAGATCCATGCAGGTCTAGATCGTAGCAAACAGGGGCATCTTGATACCCTTGCAAATACTCGCATGGCGAATCTTCGAAAAGACATGATGAAGTTCTGGTTAAATAAATGACGAATAACGTCGACCCGGAAGACGAAATCCTCTCGGCCGAGCTTAAGCAAGCTCTGGACTCTATCATTCTCCAGATAGATTCGAGGGACCAGTTCGCGCGCGACCGCATGATGAAAGTCTACAAGCGGAACGAGTTCTTCTGGGAAGGGATGCAAGGTATCTACTTCTCTGAAGTCGCGCATGACTGGAGATTCATCTCGGAGAACTATGATGAGGACTATGACTACGCCGAGGAAGCAGACATCGAAAACAAAATCGTCAACATCTACAAAGCCCACGGTGAAGTTATCATATCTGCAATCTCTCAGGCAATACCGGCAACTCGTTTTTATCCCTCCGACGCCGATCAAGCTAGCGACATTTACACTGCTCAGGCTTACACGCGCCTCGCTGAACTAATAAGGAAGCATAACAAAGCTCCTTTCCTTTTCATGAAAGCCATTGGTCTCTTGTATAACCAAGGGATCATAGCTGCATACACGTTCAACGACCAGAATTCCAAGTACGGTACAGAGACAGTTCAGCATTTCCGTGAAGGCGTGATTAAGAATGAGCTGAGACTCTGCCCAGAGTGTGGAGAGGATCTAGCTGTTCAGCCGATGAACAGCTTGCCGCCTCTCGAAGAGATGCCTGTTCCAGAAGGAGCGGAGACTTCCATCGAAAACAACGCCAATCCTCACAGTGAAGCTCCAGCAGCGCCACTCCCTGTAGAGAACGCGATGGAGGAGGAAGCTTTTGGATTGGAAGGCATCCCAGACGAGGCGATGATTCCTCCTCCTGAGGAACCTGTTGAACCTCTGGTTGGAATGATGGAGCCTCCTCCACCTAATGCAGAGCTTTGTCCTAACTGTGGATCGAACGTAGCTCCGATGATTGAGACAGAGGAAGAGCCTACCCAGGAACTTGACTGGGAAGAAACAGTTCCGAAGTCTCGTCAGATCGTTGAGCTTTACGGCGCAACCAACGTCCAGATCATGCCAAGAGCCAGGACGTTGCAGCAGTCTGGATATCTCATTCTGAATGACGAACACGATGTTGCTGAAATGCAGGAGAAGTTTCCTCATATCGCAGATAAAATCGTTGCTACTGCTGATAGTGAACGATACGATCGATGGGCGCGCACCCCCAGCAATGTCGGCTCAGACTCCGACGAAGAAGTTTGCACCTGTCGTCAGGTTTGGCTCCGCCCCTGGATGTTCAATAAGATTGGAAAGATGGACGACGAGCGCGTTCTGGCTCTCAAAGAGCAGTTTCCAAACGGACTACGAGCAATCTACATCAATGACATCTTAGCAGAGGTCAATGATGAAGACATGGACGAATATTGGACCGTCTCGGTTGATCCTATTCTCGATCGCGTTCATGGACAGCCTTATGCTAATCCTATCGTTCCTATTCAAGAGATGACCAATGAAGTATTCCAGCTTACTGTCGAAACAATCCGACACGGAATACCAGAGACATTCGTGGATTCTTCTGTCATCGATCTGCAGAAATACAGATCGATGGAGGTTAGTCCTGGGTCTCTATATCCTGTCAAAGCACCCGTCGGTGGGAATATTGGAGCGGCTTTTTATACCAATAAGGCAGCTCTTCTCTCCAGAGAGCACAAAGAGTTCCACGATGATCTACAAACTGCTGGTCAGTTTGTACTTGGAACTGTACCGTCCGTGTATGGAGGATCAATGCAAGGAGGCTCAGACACAGCCTCCGAATACAGCATGAGTCGTGCTCAGGGTTTGCAAAGACTCCAGATAATCTATAAGATGATCTCGTTCTTCTGGACGGACTTGGAAAGCAAAGCCGTAAAGGGCTATGCCAAAAACATGAAGACGGACGAGAAGATTGTCAAGCAGCAAGGCAAGAATTCCTTTGTGAATGTGTGGATTCGCAAAGCAGAGATGAATGGTGAGGTTGGACAGGTCGAGCCAGAACTCAGCGAGCAGTTTCCTCTTGCTTGGGCACAGAAGCGTGACATCATCATGCGTCTGCTTGAACTGAACAATGAGGCACTCAATGAGGCTCTTTTCCATCCTGAGAACCGACACACAGTCGCTGAGCTTGTTGGTATCACAGAACTGACAGTGCCGGGTGATGCAGACAGAAGTAAGCAGCTATATGAGATTTACGAGCTACTGCAAGGTCAGCCGCAGCCTGTGGGTATCAACCCCATGGACGGCACACCAATCCTTGAATCAACGATACCTGTTGAAATGGACGTTGATGAGCATTCGGTTCACATAGCAGTTATCAAGGAATGGTGCGTGTCTGAAATCGGGATGGATCAGAAGATGACCAATCCTGGTGGCTACATGAACGTAGTCGCTCACCTGCATAATCATATCGAAATGGAACAGCAAGAGATGATGAAGCAGATGATGATGCAGGGCGGTGCGCCACAGCAAGGTCAAGGTCCACAACAAGGGTCGCCACCGAAAGCGAAAGATACTGAAAACATTCCAGCTCCTAGAGGTGTAGCAAATGTTCCCTAAGTTTCAATTACTGTTTGACGACTCCGATGTGCTTGGTGGTCCTTCTGGATCTTCTGATTCAAAGTCTGACCTTGATATTCTGAATGAAACTGACGAACCTCCGGCCTCTGACGAAGCAGGTGTAACAGAGGAAGAACCTGCAACTGAGGAGCCTGGAGAAGTCACTTTTGATGAAGAACCTGTCGAGGAAGAAGAAAAAGTCGCTGCCAAAGCCCCTGAGCCCGAGACAGACGATACCGAAGTTCCAGAAGGACAACTACGTTTTAAGGACATCAAGTCCAAGTTTCCGACTATCTTCAAGGACTTTCCAAAGCTTGCTGAGACGATACGCAATGACCGTGCGTATTCTGAGATATTTGCGACACCGGAGGATGCCCGAGATGCCGCTCAACGGGCAACCTACTTCAATCGTCTGGAAAGTACCATCCTTGGTGGTTCTATCAAGGAGCTGCTTGCTGATGTTGAGCAGGGAGACAAGGAAGCTTTCAAGAAAATAACCAGAGACTTCTTGCCTACCATCAAGGCTAAGTCGATGGAGCTTTATGCAGAGGTAACTCTGCCCGCAGTCAACGATGTTCTCAGGAGCGCTATCCGAGACGCGGAGGGGACTGAGAACGTCAATCTGCGGAATGCTGCACTTCATATCGCAAAATATCTCTACGGCAAGCCCGAGATCCCCAACCTTGACAGAAAGCCTGAGGTTCCCAATGAAGCAGAGGCACGGGTCAAAGCGGAACGCGATGCATTCTGGCAAGAAAAAGCCGCAGACTTCACAAACGAATGCTACGGCGAAGGTCGGGAAGAAACAATCAAAGAAATCGCGAAAGGGATAGATAACGACAAGTCGATATCTCCCTTCCTCAAGAAGACTCTGAAGGATTCTATATTTCAAGAGGTCGATCAACTTCTAGCTAAAGATGCACGTCATCTTCGTCAAATGAATGCTCTGTGGCGCAAAGCAGAATCGACCGGGTTTCCAAAAGAGACACGCAAGGAAATCATAAACGCCTACTTGCGGGGCGCTAAGTCTCTGATTCCATCGGTTCGACAGAAGCTCCGCGCTGAGGCAGGCCTTCAGGTCAGTCAACATTCAGCAAAACCAGCAATCGAGACTCAGCCAAAGCGAACTAACATTCCAGCGTCAGGTCGCGGTCCTGTCTCTGCCGGTAAAACCCCTTCGGCAAGGGACGTTAATTGGAACAAGACCAGCGACATTGATTTCTTGAATGGCAAGTATACGCCGAAAAGTAAGTCTCGGTAGGAGTTACCTGTCATGGCAATGGACGAAACACAGGTAGCTGCCACGGAGCTTGAGAAGGTCAAAACCAAGATCCCTGTTCTCTTCGACAAGGAAGACACTTTCTATTCCATGATCGAAAAGGGAGAAGTCGAGCAGATCTCGAATCGGGATATGCGTATCCCGTTGGAGATTCGGCCCGGCGGACGGTTCGGCCATTTCGATCCCGCAGGCGGCGACCTCGGACGCGGTGAAGGACCGACCTACGAGAAGGCGGTCATCAATACGGTTCACTTGCGCCACGCAATCGAATGGCACAAGAAGACTGAATGGGCGACTGATGACGCGCGTAAGGCTGTCGTCCAGTCGGTCAAGAAGCTTCTTGCCTCTGGCATGGTTGAGTTCCGTCGAGCAGTTGACGCCCTTGCCGTATCCTCAGACGGCACAGGCGTGTTGGGAACTATCTCGGCGGTCTCAACCACTGCCAACAAGGACACATATACTTGTGACGTTGATGGCTTCGGTGTGCGCCTGATGCGTCACGGGCAGTTGCTGTCAGTGTACAACAGCACGCTCACCACGAGGAGAGCTTTCACCCTCGGTGGTAGCGTCAACGGTGAAGCTCCGATCGATCTGCTCGACTTGCAGAACAAGCAGGTCAGGTTCAATGGCACTGTCGCTGCTCCGGCAGTTCCTGGCGACAAGTTGGTCGTTTCGGGTCTCGCTTCCACGCCTCCGGTCTCGCTATATGGTGTTCCTTACCATATCTCGAACGCATCAACCGGATCGTGGCTCGGACTTGATCGAGCCTTGTTCCCGGAGATTCGTGCGAATCGGGTCAACGCAAACGGGACAGCCTTGGCCCTGCCCTATGCGCGACTCGCCATGAATAAGATCGGTGACAGGCTCGGTCAAGATCATGGCACGAAGTCGGAAGCGTGGATGCATCCCTGTCAGGTCCAGGCCTATGAAGAGATGGCCCAGTCAGTGATGATGATCAACAAGACTCCTGGCAAGCAGGCTGTCGACCTCTACTTCGGTGAGGGCGACAACTTCCAGATTGCTGGAGTCGGCATCCGCAAG